GAAAGAACAATAGCCAAAGGTGTCGTTGACGGCTTAACGGATTCTATTAAAGCAGCCGATCCAGATTATGCCAAATGGATGGGTGATTACGCAGATGCAAGCAGACATATAGACGATTTGGAGAGAACATTTTCACTGGGAGCGGGAAAAATAAACGACAACGCTCTTAGGAAACTTCATTCAATTATGCGTCAAAATGTTAACACGAACTTCGGGGCTAGAACCCAATTAGCTGAAAAACTTACTGCTACAAAAGCTGGGGTAAATATAGCAGAGCAACTTGCAGGACAAACACTAAACCCCATAATCCCTAGAGGTATTTCCAGATATACCGGCCCGTTAACAGCTATGGGTGTTGGGGGATTAGCCAGTAATCCTTGGGTAACGGGGGGATTGTTACCATTTATGAGTCCAAGACTAGCTGGTGAAGTTGCCTATAAAACGGGACAAGCTCGTGGTTTAATAAATAGAATCCCCCATCAAGTAGGCCAAGCGGCCAGACTTGGATACGGTATGAGATTACCGGCATTTCAGGCTGGTAGACCAAGCGGGATAGAGCAAGACCGTTTAAGAACAGCCCCAAGAAGGAATAGATAATGGGAACATCAAGTTTATACGACTGGTCGACTACAGCGGCCAACAACGCCTCAATTACAGGCTCCTCAATAAATTGGAGCGAAAATCAAGCCCCAAGCACCATAAATAATTCGGCTCGTGAGGAAATGCGTGAAGTCGCGCTATGGCGAGATTTACTTGGCGGGGCCAAGATAGCTACGGGAACAAATACACTCACGCTGACCACTGGCCTGGCACTGGCGGCATATTCTCAAAATATGATGTTCGCCTTTGAGAATACCACCCAGAATACAGGAGCCGTTACGATCAATGTGGATTCCATTGGCGCGAAGGATATTAAAAAATTCCACGACCAGGCATTGGCCAGTGGAGATTTAGAGGCGGCGGGTATTTATCTTATCGCATACGAAGCAACGGCGGGAAATTTCCAGTTGCTGTCACCAGTTTCAAGCGGTTCGATAGCAAGCGTGGTAGCCGATTCCAGTCCTCAGTTGGGTGGTCAGCTTGACGTGAACGGGAACGCTCTTGGCGACGGCACTCTTGAATTACTGAAATTCTCTGAGACGGGTTCGGCGGTAAATGAGTTTACCATAGCCAACGCCGCGTCGGGAGCGGGTCCGACCCTTTCGGCCACAGGCACCGACAGCAACGTGGACATTAACATTTCAGCTAAAGGCACCGGCGTGGTCGCAGTCTCTAGCTCGATGAACCCATCCATTGCCTCGACATTTAAGGCTTTGATATTTGGTTTTTAACAGGAGTAAATTATGGCAAGTGAACTTTTAAGCGTCTCGCATACGGCGGGGGTCACAAATTCAGAGAGCGTTCTGATCAACGGCGTCAACGGTCACACTTATACGATACTCAGTATTCATATATGTGAGACCGCCGGGGCTGCTGAAACTGTGGATTTATATATCGACGACGGGGGCGGGGGAACGGATTACGAAATCCTGTCCGACCAAGCCCTTGGGGCCAATGAGACCTACGTCCACAACGACCGCATTGTCATAGTGGACGAGGATCACTTGTGCGCTGCAACAGCTAGTTCTGCCAACGTAGACATCGTTGTTTCTTATGTGGATCTAACCCGATGAGCGGAATACTTTCAGATAATATCGGTCGGTCGTCAGGTCTGGTAAAAGCCGCTGCTACTGCTGCTGGTGGTTGGGCATTCGTTGAAGCTGTTGTTGCATCTGGTGATACCTCAATAGTTCTTGGAGAAGGTAATCTTAATGCTGACTACGATTATGCAGTCAGGGTACGAGTAGGTAAGATGTCTGCGGATACAGGAGGACAGTTGTCTGTGTTACAATTTGGGACAAGCACTGGCCCGACTTACCAAACCAGTGGCTATGTATCAAACGGATTCAGCGTATTTACTACCTATAAAACTTCTGTAAACAACCCAGCAACAAATGGCATTCCCCTGCTCCAAATGAACTCAATCGGTGGGGCAACTGACGAAGAGTGGAGTTGCTTCATTGAAATACTTAATCCTGCTGCAAGTATTTTACATCATGTTACTTCAAGAGGAGTTGGGCATATTGAAAACCCTGGTGATAATGCACAAAGCTGGGTTTTTGGACATCGCACAACAAGGGAAGTCATTACAGGCCTGAAGTGCATAACAAGCTCTAACAACTACGCAACAGGGACATTCCAACTCTATAAGAGGAAGATAACATGATGGGTAGAACCTATTCAGATAAATATGGTCAACATGCTTACACTCCTGAAATGGAAGCCGAAGCGGATGCTGCTGATGTTGTTAACGCTAATAATCTTGCCAATTACATTGCCAAGGAAAAGTACAAAGATGATCGACGTGCAGCGTATCCAGATATTGGAGATCAATTGGACATGCAGTACCACGACTTGGTTGATGGCACGACAACTTGGAAAGATGCCATTGCAAAAGTTAAAAACGATATAGCGAAGCCATGACTGAGAAGTGTATCCATTGTGGAGATGAGTGCCACTGTTCTGAATCAAAGTGTAGCAAATGCTCCTGTGATGAATGCAACTGCCGCCAAGAGGACGAATAATGTATGGAGCTAATAACTTCGCACTGGCATCAGATCGTTTTCATAATCGGCCTGATAGTCGTGGCCGTAAAACTTTCGTCCCAAGTTAAGGAAATTCAAAAAGACTTAGACCATCTCCAATCCTCACTTGAAAAACGTGACACTTATGTTGAGTGCGTAAAGCTACGCGCTCAGGTGGATCAAATCTCAAGTCAGGTCGGCGCATTGTGGGACTACACCAACAAACTTCGCGATAAATTTAACGGACATTAATATGAACAAAACCGTCGTCGATCTCAGTGTAGGCGCTGGGGCTATTTCTATCCCCTGGTGGGTTCAACTCACTTCTGGCCTTGAGCTTTTAATAGCCTTAGGCGGCGTGGCGTTGATTAGTTTCCGTCTGGCAATGGCCTATCGGGAGTGGAGACAGAAATAGTGTGGTTTTCAATTGTAATATTCACCGCGCTGGGAATGCCAATGGTTCAAATTGACGACAAGAGAGGTCCATATCCTAACCTGGAAATATGCTATCACCGTGGCGCAGAGATGATTAAGGACGTCACGGCGGGCAAGTTTCCACCGATTGTGCAATTCCAGGTTCTGTGTGTCGATAACCGCCGCCGTCCAATGGAAAAAGGCGCTTAGTGCCAGCCGCTAAAATCTTCACGTCTGATCACCCTGATGTTAAAGCGGCATGGACGATATATAACAAGACGGGTTCCAAGCGCGAGGTTGCCAAACAGCTTGGGATGACTGACAGCAAAGTCTACAGATTATTATCTGTGGATGAAGACCCTTCCCTTATAGAACTCCCCACATTTCCTGATGACGATATACCAGCCGAAGAAATTCTCGACAGCCTTGAGAAGCGTTTCGACCAGAAGCTAAAGCGTGAAAATGCGATTAAGTGGTTCCAGGTTAAAGTCAACGACCCCAAGCCTACGGGATGGGTCTTCGTTGGAGATCCTCACCTGGGGTCGAATTGCCACGTCAAGCTCCTCCGCGATGATGTCAAGATTATGGCTGAGACTGAAGGGATACACTGTATTAACCTGGGCGACACTGTGGACGGCTGGGGAGGATATTTGACGAAACTATACGCCGAAGAGGACGTTTCAAGAAATACGGAACAACGACTAGCGAAGTGGTTTTTACAGGACGCTGGAATCCCGTGGAGAGTTTGGCTGATAGGCAACCACGATACGATGGGAGACTTCTCGACCTATCTGAAAGCCATCAATGCCGATCAAATCCCGATGATGGACTGGCAAGCGAAGTTTCGTCTGGTGTTCCAAAACGGCTCAGAAGTCAGAATTTCAGCGGCGCATAATTTTAAGGGCACCAGTATTTATTCCCCCACCCACGGATTAAAGCGTGAAAGTTTATGGGGGGAGAATGCGGATATTTACGTTGCGGGGCATCATCATAACTGGGCGATCCAACAAGAGGAGATGGGCGATGGGCGCGTAGTAATTTTAGCGCGAAGCAGAGGTTATAAGTGGCTCGATACATTCGCAAAAACACACGGATTCCCAAATCACCAATACGGCGCTTCCATCATCTTTGTTGTAAATCCTGCGGAGGAAGTTCCCACGCGACGTATCAAAGCATTCGCCGATCTAAAAGAAGGGGCAGAATATCTGACATGGCTGAGAAAAAAATAAGCTCTATAACTGTAATCCCGGAAAAACGTGCGGGCAGTCTCACGGGGTTGGCTCAGTTTATTCTGGAACATGAGGGAAAGGTTTATATTGCGCCTATTACTCACAGGAACCTGACTAATCTTTTAAAGGATTGTTATTTAACCATGAAGAAAATCGAGACGCTAGACGTTGCCGATCAATTTCACAAATAGGTAAATCATGCTTTCAATTATTTCATCAGTAATCGGGCTGGCTGGCTCGACGGTTCCATCCCTTATTTCCATGTGGAATAAAAAGTCGGATCAGAAACACGAATTAAAAATGATCCAGGCTCAAGCCGAGGTTCAGGCTCAGATAGGCGCGGCCCGTTTGGAGGAGACCAAGGTCGAGGCTGACGCTGATAAGACAAGGGCTTTATATAGACACGACTCCGCAATTATGAAACGTGCGGCTCCTTGGACGGTAACTCTTTCAGCAACCGTTCGCCCGGTGGTGACATATCTTGTGATCTTGACCTGGGTAGGTTTGGAAGTCAGCGCGGCCATAGCACTGACGAATGAAGGCGTAGGAATAATTGACGCAATAGATAAGGCGCTATCGGAAGAGCTTAAAGCTCTCCTAAGTCTGATCATAGCTTTTTGGTTTGGGAACAGGTCACTTGAAAAAATTAGGGGATGATAAATGAAGCGGGTTTGGAATGTATTAAAGAGTTCGAATCAATTAGTCTTTCGGTGTATCGGGATTGTATTGGGATTCCCACTATTGGCTACGGCGCTACTTATGATCTGGATGGCGAAAGGGTTACTATGGATCACGAAGAGATTACCGCCGAAACAGCTATCGAATTACTCGAAAGAGATTGTAATATTTCGTTCAGATCGGTCGAAAGATTAACCCAACCATACTTTGAAGACCTTACTGAAAATCAAAAAGGCGCACTTACCTCTCTGACTTTTAATATCGGTTCAGGCAATTTCCGCGCCAGCCAAGTTCGCTCTCTAATAAAACAAGGCTGTATTGAAGACGCCGGGAATCAATTCTGGCAATGGCGTCGGGCGGGTGGCATAATTCTAAAAGGATTGGTACGTCGGCGCGAAGCCGAAACTGCGCTTTTTTTCTCCTGAATTTTACCAATATACATCCCCGGCCCTTTTCGGGCTGGTTTTTTTTGCTTATCCTTGTAAATAAAAACTTTACATTACGTTGAAAATAAATTACTATGAAATTGAAAGGAAAAAATTATGCCATATCCAGATGATTTTAATTCGACGTTGGTGGACATTGATACGCCGACGAGTAGCTCTGACTTTCGGGCCAAAGTATTTTTACTGAAGGCTCAGGAGCAAATTGCCGAACTTGAAAGCACGATGCGAATGGCGGAAGAGTTTGGCGCAGACGTTGCCTACCACGACCGCCTTGAGGACGTCCGATCATTTATCGGACTAGGGATAACTGAACTTGATGAAAAAATGGAGGGTTAGATGACTGAAGAGATTACAACTAGAGCGCGGGAAGAATTATTTTCCGCGCTGGCGAAGGCTCAAGCCAAGATTGAAGGCGTAAAAAAAGGAGCGGATGGTTATAATTATAAGTATGCCGATCTGCCTTCCGTTTGGGATGTAATAAGAAAGCCACTGACGGATAACGGTATCGCAATTCATCAAGCGGTACAGGGAGCCAATGGCGATCTTAGATTGGTGACTTCTATCCATCACAAGAACGGTGGGACAATGACCGACGGTGGCGTTCCCTTGATCTTGGTCAAGAATGATATGCAGGGGTTAGGTTCTGCAATCACCTACGCTCGACGATATGGTTTAATGGCGGCAGTTGGTATTGCGGCTGAAGATGACGATGGCGTAGGGGCGGGAGAAGCCTTACCGACGATTAAACCCGAACAGAAGGATATAATTGTCGGGCTGATTAAGGACGCCAATGTTGATACAGCGACCCTTTGTAAACATTACGGAATAAAGTCAGTTGACGATATTCCAGCGGAGAAATTCGCCCAAGTTAAAAAGACACTGGAGAAAAAAATTGGGTGATGTAATTCAGGGTTCTGAAAGTTGGTTCGACGTGCGGCGAGGTCTGGTCACGGCCTCCCGCATTCCTGACGTAATCTCCAAAACCAAAACAGGCTGGGGGTCTGGTCGCAAGAATTATATGGCGCAACTTATCGCAGAAACTTTAACTGATAAGACGGCGGAAAGTTATACCAACGCCGCGATGCAGCACGGGATAGATACGGAGCCAAAGGCGCGAACGGCTTATGAGTTTCATACGGATTCAAAGGTGGAGGAAATTGGCTTCGTAAAGCATCCAATCTTAAAGTCCGGGGCGAGTCCAGATGGTTTGGTTAACGGTGGACTGATTGAGATTAAATGCCCAAACACGGCGACGCATATTGACTATCTGTTGGCTGATAAAATCCCGCCGAAGTATGAGCCGCAAATGCTATGGCAACTTGAATGCACCAGCAGAGAATGGTGTGACTTCGTATCCTACGATCCCAGGATGCCAGAAGAAATGAGTCTGTTCATAAAGCGGTTTGAGCGCGACGATAAACGACTGGATGAAATGCGTGAAATGGTTGCGGAATTTATCGAGGAAATGGAAACGAAAATTCAATCATTAAAGGAGTTGAAGACATGAGTTCAGTTAACAAAGTGATATTGATCGGAAGGCTTGGTCGTGATCCAGAGATTAGACATTCCGACACTGGGAAACGTATTGGAAACTTCTCCCTGGCTACGTCGGAAAAGTGGACGGATAAAAGCGGCGAAAGGCAGGAGCGGACAGAGTGGCATAGGGTGGTGATATTTAACGACCATCTTTGTGGTATTGTTGAGAAGTATCTAACCAAGGGTTCGCAAGTATATGTGGAAGGCAGTCTGGCAACGAGAAAATGGGAAAAGAACGGCGTTGAGAAATATACAACAGAGATCGTTTTAGGGGATTTTAAAGGTACACTAACAATGCTTGGAGGCGGGAACGAAGGATCACCTCAAGTTGCCCCTCCGCCGGTTATTGAAAACGAGATGATCGATGATGAAATTGTTTTTTAATTTGGGTGCGTTCAATCACGGCTTGGGAAGTCGTGTCAAAAGGGTTGCGCGGTGCGCCCGCCGGAAACGGTTCCTTTCCCGCGCAACCCATTCCCACAGGATATAATGATACCGAAAAATGAAATTAAAAGAATGCCAAAGTATTTGAAAT